TACAATTTCTCCCCTCCAACCCTGCGCTGAAACTCTTCGAAAATCTTCTCACGAAGATGTTCTATTAGCCGTCGGCTTAGGTTTCTTGCTAGCACATTATCAACCTTGATGTTCCTAATTTTAGGAATATCCTCATCTGGAAGAACGAAAGTTATCCAGTCGAGAACGGAAGATATATTTAACTCCTCTCTAGCAGACTTCGTCTGTAGAGGGTTAAGTAAACAATAATGTACTAGTCTTAAAACCGACAATGGCCGGCGACCAGACATCTCGGGAGTGAGAACTGTCCACTGTGCTGAAGTGACTGCCCTACGTAGTAAGGCAGAAACCTCTGTCAATGGTTTCCCTAGCCTTCGGAGTATCCTTTTGGCGAATTCTAAACGTTGAGTCCATGTGGAGCATGCAAGCTCCTCACGGAAAGACAACGGTGAGACGTCACCAGCGGGGATATACCTTCGGTTTGCAAATTCGAAACAGTTCAGCTTGGACTGTAACGACTTCGCAAGGCCGATGGTAATCGAGAAATCTGCACATAGCTCTCTGTACGCGGTCGAAACCGTTTCCAGAGTCGCAATGTCGACATCATCTCCTAATACTAGATAATCCTTGTACCACTCCACCCGTGAGGTTGCTTTATGATGAGCAAACTGCACAAGTGAATGGTGCACCAAGGCCATTGACGCCCAGGAAGACAGTGCTCCCATTGGCTGTCCGGTACCGTATCGGACTTTCTGTGGGACCTCTTGACCCTTATCTACCGGGAGGTAGAAGTCACGGTCTGTGAGTATTGAAGCCCACCGATCCACTCGCTCCCTGACAGCGTCAGGATCTTCACCTTCGGCTCGAAGGAGAGGATATAGCACTGCTTTATACAGTGCAAGAGGGATTGAATCGGTTGCTGTTTTAAGGTCGAAACTCCAATGGGGACTTAAGTCCCTGTCGAAGTATGCCTGAACCACTCCATCCTGATCAAAGGTCGCATCATTAGACGCGAGTCCTTTGAGAAGGGTAAAGAGGAATTCATGCACCGGCTTTAAAGCAACTTGGGTCCAATAGTCGCAGATCGCAACGACTCTTACCTTCCCGGCCGGCTCATCTATTGTGTGTAGTCGACTGAGGATCGGTTGACCGCCTCTTAGTCCAGTTGCCCCCGTAACTCTCATAGCCATGAGAAGTCCGTTGGCTGTTAAGCCACCGGATTCAGGAACCAAAGGCCCGACGGGCATATGGTTACTTTCAGAGTCATGGAAGCCTTCTCGGTAAGCACTGCTAGACGGCGTCTCGCAGTGTTCAATCGATAGGGCCTCCATTAACTGAACCATGGTATGATCGTTATGGGAAGCAAACCACTCAAGAACGTGGTTCTTGGGTGCTGCCATCCAGGCTTGAGCATCTAAAAGTGCTGAAGCCGAAGACGGCCCGGATAAATTGGCACCAGCCGATCGAATCAGTGTGCCAAAGGCAGACTCATACTTGAAATCCGGCAGCTTGCCAGATTCAAAATGAGTAGCAAGGAGTTTCGGAAAAACTTCTGAAACAAATTGCTGGTATTCGACCCAAGTTTGGTTTCCCTCCAATACTGGATGAGGAGCAGTGATTGACGCTGTAGAGAACGGCGGATGCTTAGCATCCATCGCTCGATACAAGTTCAGAATCGAAGCAACAACCCGTATTACGGGGAGGTTACCAGATCTGATCATGTCTCTCAAAGCCCTTGGCCAGTACGAAGGAAGACCATTCGTAAGTCGGATTCCCCAGCCGATGGCAACGCTACACTTGATAGGGTTGCCGGACATAAATGAGTAGAGGACGAATAGAGCAGTTTTCAAATGCTTTATTGCGCCCATCTGCCCATTATGCAAGATGAGGTTCGAGAGATGTCGGGCCACGTGGTGGAGCAATTCGTGGAATCCTCCCGAATTCTTCACTTCCGTGTAGTGTAGGAGCTCACGCCCCCACAACATCACGGTCCGTACGATCGTTTTAGGATCCTCGGAGACCATAGTCGAACCCTGCACAGTAGAAACACCTTTTCTGACTTTCGATCGAAAGTCTAAGAAGGTTTTCCAACTAGCTCGGGACGATTTTGACCACTTCGACTCAAATCCCACCGGAAGGGGGGAATTTTGAGAAGAAGTCTTGTCTCTTGAGACAAGTCCAACAGGATCTGGAAACTGTACGGTCGGAGTGGCTATGACCATCAGTGGCAAATCGTTAGAAACGCAGGTTCTACCTAGTGATAGGTAGTCTGCCTGGTTCAAGTAAAGTAGACTTGTGGGACTGAAAGGATCCACGACCACGTATGGTCGTGATTCCCACAGATCACGGTCTACTAGAACAAGCCAGTGCGCAACTGCTCTTAGAGCAGGGCGAATCGCTAAGATTTGCTCCCGCGTCATCTCGGTTCCACTGATAAGGAACTTATCCTGTTGAAGGACAAAAGATGATGAAAAGGAACGAGTAAGTATGAGCATAATTGAAATTAATTCAGTTGTGTTTAGAAAGCTCGCTACCTGCCTTTCCCGATTCGTAAGATTCCGAGTCGGGTGGCCAGGCCGTGAATGTCCCGAGAAGGACTATCGCAGTTTGCGTCACCACATATTTCCTGTTAAACAGGAAAAGATGTAACGACTCCTCTAACGATACCTCATCTGTTGATGTCTTACCACGTTGATCCTCGGAAAGGGTTCCGTTTTGGATCAGCTAGACCTTTCCCTTAGTCTAGACATAAAACTCTAGACAAGGGGGAACTCCTATCTGCTCGCCTCATCACCCCAGCCGGTACACATTTTAACTAATACTAGGTACATTATCCCTAGGTTTGTCATTGTGTGCACACCTGTAGGTGTGATTGAGAACAGAACGATATGTTCAAGAACATAGCCTTTTTCAGAGTAGCCCATGCTTAAAGTCTTACATCCAGGGACTGAGACCTTGAGTACACCCGGCCGTCGGCCGAGGTACTTGTGTCTAGTTCCGGAGCTAGCTTTTAACGTGTTCTAGTCTCCTTCTGAAGGAGACCGGACCGTTACCGGTTAGTAGTAAAGCTTTAACACATAGACATCAACACGATAGAATTCGTCCATTGTGATCCGATGGCAATGGAGAACCATACCAGAGGACAGCACCGTCCACGTGCGGTTAAACACGTGAAACGATGGTAGGCAGGGATATATGCCGTTCCCCTCGCAAGAGGGGC